ATGCCTTCTAATAGTATTACAGATGCTGAGTTTATCGATGTTATTAATAAACTAAGTGAGTACGAACATAATGATGATAACTTTGTACCGATTACATCGTTAGACCAGAGTATTTTAGACACCAACTTAGATAGTTTAGGTGTTATGATGTTATTTATGTGGTTAGATACCACCTTTGGAGTATCTGAGGAAGATGGTAAAAAGTTTTTTGAGGATAATAAAGATATTACTGGACACACTATTGTTGCATTCATTAAAAAATATCAGACACGGTGTTACACCGCAGAAGAGCTTGAACACTCTGTTAGGTCGGTGATGGGTTAATATGTACATTACACACCTAAACTCCATATACTCTGAAGATACTACATTGATTGATTATGTACAATATCCTCAGTACATCCATCAAGTATCTGATGGGGGTATGCGGGTAGCTCTAGGCGTAAAGATATTACCGTCTGAGTTTGTAGAATATCTTTTAGCAGGCACTAATGGTGCAATTACATCTTCTATGGATGAGTTAAAAGCTTTACCTACGCGTAGGACGGGGTTAATATTATCAACTGGCGGTTCTGTGTGGACGGGATATGGCACTACTATACCTTTAACAGATAAATACCCTAAGCATAGAATGCTACCACTAGGTATGACTCAGATTTATGCAGGTCAATTAGCTAATAAGCTAGGTGGTACAGAGTATGTAAGTACTGATTCTACATCTTGTATATCAGCACATGCTGCACTATTCCAAGCCAACACATTAATTAAGTCAGGTGTACTTGACAGAGTTATTGTCGTAGCTAGTGATAATGGTGCAAGTGAGGAGTACATGAGTTTCTTCGGTGAGAATAAACTATGCTTATTAGCTAATGAAGAAGGTAAAGCTCAGAAGTTTAGATTAGGTCAAGGGGCTAATATCACAGTGTTAGAATCAGAAGAGTCAATAAACGTTACAGGCAATATGCCAATAGCTCAACTGCATGATATATCCATTGTAGCTGAGACACATACTAATCCACTAGGTATTACAACAACTGGGGATGGTTATAAACGAGTAATCTCAAATGTATTAGATACACACCATGGACATTTGGACTATGTAAAAACACATTCTACGTACTCAAAAGACAATCAAATAGAGCAAGCAGTAATCACAGAAACTCTTGGTGATATTAAAACTGTAAACTATAAAAGTAGAATAGGACATATAATGGGCCCAAGTACAGGTGTAGAAATGCACATGTCTATAATGGAATTAGGTGGAACATTTTTAAGTTTAGGTGCGGGTATGGGTAATGTATTTTCAGCAGCTATTGTGGAGAGTTTGTAGTGGAGGTTAAATTTCACCATTGCACAGTATTGCAGAAAGGTGAGGCTTTCATCTATTATATGTATAATCGGGAACTAGACGGGTTCCTTATTGCTAGTCTTGTATGTGCAAGCAATACTGAAGCTAAAGTAAATTTAGCAAGCTTATTAAAGTATTTCTTCACAGAGATAGTAAGAAAAAAAGATGCATATTGTAGTTTGTTTGATGGTGAAGAAGATAACTTCTTCCCAGGACACACAGTAGAGCATACTGAAATTAATGGTATGCCGATATATAAAATTGATTTTTAGGAAATTATCATGAAAGAAGACAAAGATGATTTAGATTTAGATTTAAGTGAACCGAAAAACTTGACTGAATGGGATAACCCACCTAAGTTAGAAGAACTTAAGCAAGACTACCAAGAAGCACAGTCAGCACATACTGACCATGTACTTGAAATAGATAACTGGTTAAGTAACTTAAATGGTGACCAACAAATTAAAGCTAAGAAGGGTAGGTCTAAGATTGTACCTAAGCTTATTCGTAAACAAGCTGAGTGGCGATACGCTGCATTAAGTGAGCCTTTCCTGTCTACTGATGACTTATTCAATACAGCTCCAGCTACATTTGAAGATAAAGAAGCTGCTATTCAAAACGGCCAAGTATTAAACTATCAGATTAATTGCAAAATAGATAAAACTAAGTTTATTGATGAATACATTCGCACAGCTGTGGATGAAGGCACTGTTGTAGTTAAAGTAGGTTGGGAGTACGAAGAAGAAATTGAAGAGGTAGAAGTACCAGATTTTGATTTCCAACCTACACAAGAAGCAAACCAAGTACACCAACAGTTACATGCAATGATGCAAGAAGACCCTGAGAGATTTCAACAAGAAATCCCACCAGAGATGCAACAAGCACATGAAATGTCTATGCAAGGTGGTACAGCAGTTATGCCTGTACAGGTAGGTTCACATATAGAAGAACAAGTTAAAATTATTAAGAATCAGCCTGAGTTAGAGGTGTGTGATTACAACAATGTAGTTATTGACCCAACTTGTCAAGGTGACCTAAATAGTGCTGAGTTTGTTATCTATAGTTTTGAAACATCAATGTCTCAACTTAAGAAAGATGGTAGATATGATAATTTAAAGTACGTATCTTTAGATAACAGTAGCCCACTTAATGAACCTGATTTTGAATCAGGTGATGATAGTAGCTTTAAGTTTAAAGATGATGCACGTAAAAAGATTGTAGTTTATGAATACTGGGGTTTTTGGGATATTAATGGCACAGGTGAAGTAGAACCTTTTGTAGCTTCATGGGTAGGTAATACATTAATCAGAATGGATGAGAACCCATTCCCAGATAAGAAGCTACCATTTGTAGCAATACAATACTTACCTAGACGTAAATCTATCTATGGTGAACCTGATGGAGCATTACTAGAAGACAATCAGAAGATTGTAGGTGCTGTAACTCGTGGTATGATTGATATTATCGGTAGAAGTGCTAATGGTCAGATGGGTATCCGTAAAGATGCACTAGACGTAACTAACGCTCGTAAGTTTGAACAGGGTGCTGATTATAAGTTTAATTCTAATGTAGACCCTAGACAAGCTTTTCACATGGAAGTGTACCCAGAAATTCCTGGCAGTGCCTTGAATATGCTTAACCTTCAGAACAATGAAGCTGAATCACTTACAGGCGTTAAAGCGTTTAGTCAGGGTATTACAGGTCAAGCATTAGGTTCTACAGCTACTGGAATTAGGTCAGCACTAGATGCTTCATCTAAACGTGAGCTAGGTATCCTACGTAGATTAGCTAATGGTATTAACCAGATAGGGCGTAAAGTTATCTCTATGAACGCTGAGTTCTTATCTGACCAAGAGATTATCAGAGTCACTAATGAAGAGTTCGTTGCTATTAACCGTGAAGACTTAGGTGGTATGTATGACATTAAACTAAACATATCTACTGCTGAAGCAGATAATGAGAAAGCTCAAGAGTTATCATTCATGTTGCAAACTATGGGTAATAATATGGACCCAGCGATGTCACAGATGATATTAGCGGATATTGCACGTTTACGTAAGATGCCTGACCTAAGCAAACAAATTAAAGAATACCAGCCGCAACCTAATCCTATGGCTGAACAGAAAGCACAACTTGAAATGCAACTACTACAAGCACAGATAGCTAATGAACAAGCTAAAGCTGCTGAGAATACTGTAGATGTTGAATACAAGAAGGCTAAGACTGCTACTGAGATGGCTAAGAATAGAAATCTTAATAGTAAGTCTGACTTGGAAGACCTTAACTTCGTGGAACAAGAGTCTGGTGTAGGTCGCCAGCATGAGGAAAACATGAAGAAAGTCGACCAAAAACATGGGATGGATAATAAGTTTGCAGATGCACTTATTAACGACCCTGTGTTAAATGGAGGGTAATGTTTAAAAAACCGTGATATAATTCGGTAAAACACTTTACTTGTTTAAATCTCAATAAGAGGACACACGATGAACACTGAAGAACAGATAGAAGTATTAGAAGCAAATATGGCAGAGTCAAAACACTTTGTAGATGTTAAAGATAGTATGGTTAAGCTACAAAAGAATAGAGACTTTAAAAAAGTAATCACTGAGTATTACTTTAAAGAAGAAGCTGCGAGACTAGTTATGGCTAAAAGCTCTAACTTAACTGAAGAGCAGCAAATGGTTATCGATAAGATGATTTATGGTATCGGTTCACTAGCGAAGTTTTTCGATAGTGTATTGTCAAGAGGAGTACAGTCTGAACAACAACTTGCTGACGATGAAGAAACTAAAGCACTGCTTATTCAGGAGGGCTTAGCATAATGGCATTAGATAACGCACTAGGAATGACGGATGAGGAATTCCTAAAACAAGATTTAAGTATGCTTGAGGAAGAACTAGACCAAGAACTAGAAGCTCAAGAAACTAACCAGATTGATGAAGCAGATGGAGAGCAAACTCTTGAAGCAGAATCGAATGAGGATACTACTGAAGAAGTAGTATCTGAAAGTAACACCGATGAATCTGACGAAGATGACTCAGTAGATGAAGTAACCGACCCGATAGAGGATACTCTATCGGAGGATGAAACAACTAATGATGATACCTCCACAGAGTCTCAGGATACAGATGTAACTGCAAATACCGAAACAAGTGATATCCTTGAGGATACTCAAGAGTCACCTGGAGTAGATTTTGAGGGTGCATATAAACGGATTATGTCACCGTTTAAGGCTAGCAAGCGAATGATGAAAGTCGACACTGTCGATGATGCTATTTCGTTAATGCAAAAGGGTGCTGACTATAATCAGAAGATGCAGGCGTTAAACCCAAATCTGAAGATTGTTAGCATGTTAGAAAAAGAAGGTTTGTTAGATACTGCAAAGTTGAATAACTTAATTGACTTATCTAAGAAAAACCCTCAAGCAATTGCTAAACTTATTAAAGATAGTGGCATTGACCCGTTAGATATAGATACTGACGAGGAAGTAGAATATAAGCCTACTGACTATGGAGTATCTGATATGGAGTTTAAGATAAACCAGGCGTTAGACAGTATTAAAGATTCGCCATCTTTTGACAAGACATTAAATGTTTTATCTAAAGAATGGGATAACGAAAGTAAGAAGTTAATATCTGAAAATCCTGAGATTATCGGAATTATCAATGACCACGTTTATAATGGTGTCTATGATAAGGTTCAGTCAATAATTGACTCTGAGCGTGCGGTAGGTAGATTAGCTAATGTACCTGACGTAGTAGCTTACAGACAAGTGGCAGAATACCTCCAACATCAGGGCTCTTTAGTCAATGAGGGACACGTTAATCAACAACCTCAAGCATCTGTACCACAGACTAAAGCAAATGAAGTAGATACTGCAAAGCTTAACCAGAAACGGAAAGCAGCAGGCTCTACAAAGAAAACTGCTAGCAAGAAGACTTCGTCTACTCCGGATTATCTAAAGATGACCGATGATGAGTTTATGAAAATGGCGGCTAGTGGTTAAATTTAATAAAGCTTTATAGGAGAATATCATGGCTTTAACATACGGAACAGGTTCCGACTCAAGTATTGGTGCACAGGCTCGCACTGATTTCTATTACAAAAAAGCGCTAATTGCAGTACGCGACAAGCAGTACTTTATGCCTTTGGCTGATGTACGTGCAATGCCTAAGCATCATGGTAAGACTATTAAACAAGACGTTTACCAGCCTTTACTAGATGATTTGAATAACAATGACCAAGGCTTAGATGCTGCTGGTTTAATTGTACTTAAGGATAAGTACTCTTCATGGAAGATTGATGGTACGCAAACGAGTGGTGGTACTGGTTGGACTGCTGCTTCATCTACTACTGCGGGCTACTACGCAACTTCAGCTAACGCTTTAGCTGCTACTGGTGCAGTTGTTGCTCTTAAGAACTCTGGTAACCTTTATGGTTCTGCTAAAGACATCGGTGTAATTGCTGACCGTCTTCCTGCATTGACTGAGAATGGTGGTAGAGTTAACCGTGTTGGTATGACCCGTACGCAAATTACTGGTTCTATCGTGAAGCAAGGCTTCTTTACTGAGTACACTCAAGAGTCTCTAGACTTTGATTCAGACTCAGAATTGATGTCACACATCACTGAAGAGATGGTTCAAGGTGCAACTGAGCTAACTGAAGCTGCATTACAAGTTGACCTAGTTAACACTGCAACTTCCTCAGGTACTGTTAAGTACCCTGGTGCTGTTACTACTAAAGCAACTGTTGCTGCAACTGTTGATTATGAAGACTTCATGCAATTATCTATTGCCTTGGATAACGCTAAGTGTCCTAAGCAAACTAAGATTATTTCAGGTTCTCGTATGACAGACACTAAGACCGTTAATGGTGGACGTGTAATGTACATTGGCCCTGACTTGATTCCTCTTGTGCGTAAGATGAAAGGTATTGATACCACATCTGCAGTTGGTACTGGTTTTACTGGTGTAGAGAAGTACGCTGATGCTGCTAACATCCTTAACGGTGAAATCGGTACTGTAGACCAGTTCCGTATCGTTGTAGTTCCTGAGATGTTGTACTCTGCTAAAGGTGGTGCTGCTAGTGTTGACATCTACCCGATGTTAGTTGTTGGTGATGGTTCATTTACTACTATTGGTTTCCAAACTGATGGTAAGACTGTGAAGTTCACTACTACTCACAAGAAGCCAGGTAAAGAGATTGCAGACCTTAACGACCCTTACGGCGAGAAAGGTTTCTACTCAATCAAATGGTACTACGGCTTCATGGCATTACGCCCTGAACGTCTAGGTATCATGTGGACTAAAGCTGCTTAACTAGAGCTTAACCTTTGTAGCCCGTTAGCACGAAGTGCGGGCGGGCTACTTTACTAATAGAATTCCCGGGAGGAACTAATTATGAATATACAAGATATGACATCTAAACAGATAAGCGATAAGCTGGCCGAAAACGGTATTAAGATGCACTTTAATTCAAAAAGAGAAAAGCTTGAAGAAGCTTTAAATAACTTACCTATCACGGAGGGTGATAATATGGAAGCAGTAACAGAAGCAACACAAGAAATACCAACAGCTGTATTAATTACAGCAGACCAACTAGATGACTTTAAATTCAATGGGGTTGAATTAGAAGGTCTACGTGAAGATAACACTATGAAGCTAATCAGAGTTATCGTACGACCTAATGACCCACTTAAACTTGAGTCAACAGGTGAGATTTTTAGTTTTGGTAACAGTGTAGCTAACGGCGGTAAAGTAGTTAAAAAATACGTACCATTTAATAATGAAGAAGGTTGGCACGTTCCTAATATCATTTTTGAAAATATTAAAGCAGCTGAATGTCAAATCTTTAAAAAGGTTGTTCGTAATGGTCAAGAGACTATGGAACCTCAAAAGATTAAAGCATACAATGTTGAAGTACTAGATGACTTAACACAGGAAGAAGTTGACAAGATTGCAGTAAGACAAAAAGCAACAAGTTCAGTAGGATAATATTATGACAGTAGCTAATACAGATTTAACCCAAGGAAGTGCCTTAACCACTAGTGCAGACTATGTAGTTACAGGTACTGGTATCTTTGATGACCTAATGGAAGCCGTAAACATCCATTTAGACGCACAATTCCATTTAGGTAGGATAACGGGTGCTGATTACGCTACTGTGTACTTAGGAGCTATGCAGAGTGCTTTACAGAACTCTGCTTCGTTCACATTAGGTAAAGAAAAGACTAATGCTGAATCCGCTGTATTAGGTCAGAAAGAAATTACTGAATATGCACAGACGCAACAGACTACTAAGACAGCACCACATGCTGATAGTATTTTAGGTAAGCAATCCAATTTATATGGTGAGCAAGCTAAAGGGTTCAAGTGGAATGCTGACCAGAAGTATCTTAAGACACTTATGGATGCATGGAGTATTAACGTTAGTACAGCTGGAGTAGCTGCTACAAACATTACTGCTATTAACGCAACGGGTACAGGTAACCTAAACACCCAAATAACAAACGCAGAGCCTACGTAAGTTAGTACCCTTATGTAAATACACAGGAGATAACACATGGGTGGTGTAGTTGATGCAATTGTTGATGCAATCGAATCAGTTGTTGATGCTGTTGTTGATGTAATTGATACTGTAATTGATGTCATCGTAGACATCGTTGAAGTTGCTGTAGAGGTAGTAGTTGGCCTAATCACCCTTGTAGTAGATGTAATCATAACGGTCATTGAGGCCATTGTTGATTTCATTGCTAAGCTACTAGGTTTTGACGACCAAGTGGTTGAACAGTTTGATGTATTAAATCAACCTTTATTCGAAGACCCTGATAGGTCATCTATCAAAAATGCTATAGAACAAGCAATCGTTAAGAATGAAGACATTCCAGCTAATGTTTTATACTCACAAGTATTTGGTGGTAAGAAGAACATAAGAAGTTTTGTAAAACACATTGATGATGGTAACTATTTTGAGGATTTCCCCAAGATTGAAGCTAACATTATGTTTGTGGACTATGATGATGTTGTTGCAGTTTTAAATACAATAGAAGGTACCCCTTGTACTATTAGTAAGGCTTTCTTAGGAACACTATTTGTAGTACCTTGGGTCAAATACTGGTTACAAGAAAACAAAGGTTACACCTTAAACTCGAACAACGTTGTGTACAACGGTTTAACTTATAATGTGGATGTTAATGGTACTGTATATAATTCAGTTACTGATGATTACTCATTAAGTTTTTCAAACCCTAAATTTGCAACAACATTTTCAACTACGTATGTAGGAACCCATCATACTATTGATATCACTGATACTATGTTTATGTCACATGAGCTTACTAGTGATAGCTATGAACCTAGTACTTTGGAACATACAGTTCAAATATCTCCTAGCACTGCAATTGTACCAACGTATAAAGTACCAACTAAAACTACAGGGTTGCATTATATTGTTACATATGCTAAAGACAGTGACCCTTTAGAGAATAAGTACTTTGTATATAAGTCAGGTTCAGGTACTTATACTGTATTAGATAGTCCTACATTAGATTTTGGTGACCCATCATCTGAGAATATGGGGATACTGCCAGCAGTACCTTTACGAATAAATAATCAAAACTTTGATGTTGCATTTAGTTCTACTAAAGCTGACCAGATACGTTCAACTGTTAAGAAGTTAGGAATAGATGCTGACGACACAATTACTGCTCTTATGGAGGATGTTGCAGATGCTGGTATAAGTGATTATACAAATAAAGTTGACCATGTCTTTTTGAGTTTCGGAGTAAGAGTTTGGGACACATCACAAATCGGTATGAATTACTTATTTAGATTCTGCTCATCACTATATGGTAATCAAGGTGTTACAGAAGCCATATACAACGCTTCTCCAGCATCAGATGATAAGCCTTATAACACCATTGTTACTACATCTAGTGAGTACAAGTCAGCATTTAGGTTTGCGTATATTACATTTACACACTACACGTTAGCTGACGTAGATGCCACTCCAGGTAGTGTTATAAACAGTATTTATTACACAGATTCAACTAAGTTTGATAGCAGTAATAATATTATAAGCACTTACTATGTTTCTACAGGTACAGCTAAATACGCAGTAGGTTATCTCTGTGATAATACAAGTGATGTTGCACAGTTCTTAGCAGGAACATTAGCACAAGAGTCTACTTATGTAGCTGACGCTAGTGACTTAATGCAACCAACTGTACGCATATCTTATACGTCAACGATACTAGACTCAGACGGGTCTACTAGCTCTGACACTGTGCTTAAACCTGATTTAGCTTATAAAAATGACTCTGGTTCATTATTGAAAGTTCTACGTATTGGTGAAAATGTAACAGCTACACAAGAATTTACATACTATCAGTGTGTAACTAACGGTTTAAATGCTTACACCATTAAAGCACCTATCGGCCTACTACGTGTTGTAGATGCTGCTACAGGTGTATTTAAGATGGTTAAGTTTAATATTGCTAATCAGGGTGATTTGATGATACCTTTCTCATATGATTTAGTTAAACACTTACCTAATACACATGTGTCTAGTCTATTCTTAGCAAGTGCACATACATCTATATATGTAGCTCACTACGAAGTAATTGAAGTGTCCTTCTGGATGAAGTTACTAGCAGTAATAATAGTTGTTATTGCAATTTACCTTTTATATGTTAGTTGGGGGACATCAAAAAGTACTTCTGCATGGTTAATAAAAATGGCCATTCAAATGGTAGCATACTACTTAATTAAAGAAATTATTCTATACATAGCTAAAGCTATTAGCCCAGAGTTAGCAATGGTTATTGCTATAGCACTATCTGTTTACTACTTTGATGTTAATAGTCTTAATGGTATGCTTCAAATGTTTGGTACTGCTGCTGATTTAATCAGTAGTGTTATCACACAAGAAAATAAATATGATATGGAAGCTATTGGTAAAGATAGTGAAAACTTTGCTCAGCAGTACTTAGACTTAACAAATCCTATGAAGGACTTAAACGAGTCTTTATTTAGAAGTGCTGATGGTACAGCGTTAGCTTTGATAACATTGGATACAGTTGCTTCAATGAACCCTGTGTTACCTGAAGTATATTATATGTATAACACAGGTAAGTACGATATTTTATATGACCAAATTGAGGCGGGTAATATGTATGAACAAGCTTATGACTTCGCTGTGTTATCAGCGTAAAGTAAAAACTAACATCTCATATCTACTTTGATGTATGATAGAGATACATTTATTTAAAATTAAAAACATTTAGGAGAAGTTTATGGCATTGCCTTATAATAATATTAATAATAACAGTAACAGTAACAACAGTTACTGGGGCGATAATAGCGATAAATTTAATCTTAATAATTGGTTTGGTGATAAAAATGACCAGTGGAGTATAAATACAAATGCCCCAGTAAGTCCACAACAAGCACAACAAGGGTATATTAACGCTTATGGTAATTTATCAGGGGCGCAACAGAAAGCTTTCATGGAGTCACCTATTGACAAACGTATGGAGTTTCAAACGAATGCTAATAAACAGTTTTTAGATACTGGTGGTTCAAACTGGATGAATAATGGCACATTATCAAGCGTAGGCTCTGCATTACAAGGTGCAGGTGCATTAGCTGGAGCATGGGCGGGCCTTAAGCAAGTTAAGCTGGCTAGAGAAATGATGGGTAACCAAGTTGACCAGTGGAACAAGAATTATGAGTCTCAAGCTGTTACAATCAATAACAGACTAAATGACCAGAATGCTTGGAAGAAAGCTCAAGGTAGGACAGATATGGCATCATTGGTGCCTAAATATGGCAACATAGGTTAAGGAGATATTATGGCAGTAACATGGCAAAACATAGCACCAACTAACGGTGCCAGTATCCTAGAAGCAATGGGCCAAGGTAATAAGATGTTGAGTTCTGGCATTTCAGGTATTGGAGATGCTGTTGAAAGATACCGCTCAGATAGAAGTGACAGAGAAACAAATGAACTAACTGCTGCTATGGCACTAATTGCAGATGATGGTTCTGTTGAAGATATTAAGCGAGCTAAAGAGGATAGAAATGCCTTATTACAATCAATTGACCCTAATACTTCATTTGCTAATTTAGATACTGTTATCGAAGCTTATAAGACTGCTAATGCTCCTGTTGACCCTAGTTGGTCTGCTCAAGAAAAAATTAAACATGATTATAGAATTAGTGAAATTATTGCGGAAAATAAAGCAAAAAATTCAGGTAAAACTAGTAAGGACTACTTAAATCAATATCGTGCAGATATGATAAAACAGAATAAAGAAGCAGGTACCACAAGCAACTGGAGTTTGGGTATAGCAGATGTACCTGCTGATGAGGTTATTGATAAACTTTCTGGGTTCTTTAAAGATAATAACTATACAATGGCTGAACAGAATAGAGCTATCAAAATATTTAAGCAAGCATTCACTTTTGATGAGTCAGGTATCGATGAGTTTATATATGGTGGTAAAGATGTTGAAGAATTAGAAAATGTAGACTTAATGGATATCTTGAAACTTGGTAAATTTCAAACAGATGCATTCATCGAATCAGAGAAAGAAAAAAAGAAGCAACTAAATAAATAAGGAATTCCCACTATGGCCTCATCTTCTGAGATTTTTAGTAGTGTTGTAGCAGGTAAAATACAGAGTTTAGCTTCAACAAGTACACGTAAACGTGAAAAATTATCTGACATTTCAGGTAACTCAACAACCTTTTTAGAAGAAGCTATACGTAATAGTTATTTAGATAATGTATCTACACGAATTGAACAAGGTAATTCTAACTTTTTAGAGCAAGGTACTAACAGGGTAACTTTCAAAAACTTACAAGGTAAAGGTACTGATGCAGATTCAGGTTATTTTACTTTAGGTGATAAAGAAGCTGGATTACGTGCTCTAGGAATTGATGCACCAGAGACATCATTTTATAAAGCTGAAAGTAAAGGTAGGGATAGCCAACGTGCTCACTATGCTAAGTTATGGAATGTGCCTGAAGACAGGATAACTAATGATGTTATCTTTGCTATGGGTAAACGTTCAGAAGAGTTATTTGACAAGGTTGCCTCTGAAGGTCAAGACATTAATAATGGCATTGTTGCAGATGCTACATATGACCCCACATCATTAAAGTGGTCAACAGATAAACGTACTAAAGCTACGCTAACAAACCCATTCACTGGTGTTGATATATACAATGCTATGAACACACCTGAGTTTAATACTAGGTGGTTTGATAACACTCCAGAACAAAACGAAATACGTTCTAAATACGAAGCTGAGAATGGTAGTAATTACTCTAACTTCAAGATGCCTAATGAAGGTCAAGTTGTTGGTAATACACAGTTTGGAAGACCTGCATTTTATTTAAATGGTGAAATTGTTTCTGAGAAATCTACAACACTTGAGGTAGATGGTAAGTGGGTTAATGTTCCTACCATCTGGGATGGTAAGCAATACTCAGATGATGAAGTTGCTGTAATGCTTGCTAGAGGTGACATAGAACCTACTAGTGTACACAAATCAGAAAAAGAAGCAAGAATAGCAGCTAAAGCTAGGTCTATGACTGTAGATTATGGTCAACTTAAAACAGGTCAATATGTTGATTCAATGGGACAGCCCATAACACGTAAAGCTTATGAGAGAAAACAAGCTTTAGTTAACAGTCTTGAAGGTAAGGATACATACTGGGAAGTTTTTGAAGATAGTTTTAGTTCAGGTGTAGATAACTTACAAGCTACCGGTTATGGTTTTGCTGCATTACTCGCAGATGCAACCGGAAACACAGAGTTTGCTACTAAGATGTTAGAGCATTATTTAGATAACATTGATGAAGCTCAGCGTAATGGTGCACACTTACCTCCTATTGAAGAAGTGGATTGGTCTAATCCAGATGCTGCACTGAGAAAGTTAGTGGGCTTACTTGGTGAAGCTATGCCATCTATCATTGAGATAGGTGGTGTTGCACTAGCTGCATACTTTACTGGTGGTGCCGTAGCCGTTGGTTATGGTAGTTTAAGATATGCTGCTGGTAAAGGTGCCGAGTACATGGGTAAGAAATATGTCAACAAACAAATACGTAAGAAACAATTACAAAAAATTAAGAATAGGTCAGCATCAGTTGGTGGTTACTTAGCTGCTAATGTAATGGAAACTGGTGGTATTTATGGTGATGTAGCAGTAGCTGGCCATAGAGATGCTAAAGCTATTACTATGTCTTTAGCTGGTGGTTCAGCTGCTGCTACATTAGAAATGTTCTACCCATTGAAAGTTCTTAAGAAAATGGGCTTAGGTAACCAAGGTACTAAAACTTTATATAGCTCTTTCCGTAAGAATGGTGCGGGTCAAGTATTTAAAGTAATAGGTAAAGAGATGGCTGCCGGAGGTTTAACTGAAGGTACTACTGAAGCATTACAATTTGTAATTGAAGAAGCTGCCCAAGATTTAATTAAGAATGGTCATTTACCTGACATGGCTAGTAGCCAGTTCTTATGGGGTATGGCAAACTCTTTCGTAGCAGGTTTAGTTCCAGGCTCTGTTATAAGTGGTACTACTACTACAACGTCTCAATTAAGTAAACAAATAGATGGTGACCGTAAGTTCACAGATGAACAAACAGCACAGATATTACAAGAAGCAATTGAAGCCGGTAAAAATACTGCTGGCATGTCAGAGCAAGAAATACTTATCAATGAACAGAAGTTAGATAGTGCTTTAAGTCAGTTAGAGCAAAATGAAAGTTTAGACTTCAGTGGATTAGACACTGAAGGTATGGACAACTTACAGAAAGCTTTTGCTTACGTAGATTCCTTGACAACTAGCCAAAATGCTGAGAATGCTAATGAGTCAGACGTAAGTACTGTTGAGATAGAATCTGCTAAGAATGAGCTAATTATGGCCATTAAAGAGTTTAGTACTAATGACTCTACTGTTCAAGCGCGTAAAGAATACGCTACTGATGGTGTTAGATTAACAGCTGAAATAAAAGCTATCAATGACAAGTTTGATGCATTAGAAGCCAAATTCCCAGACAGAAAAGAAAAGTATGATGCTGAACGCGCACGTTTAATTAATATTAAACAACGTAAAGCCAATAACAGAGTTGAACCTACTAATGTTAAACAGCGTAAGACTGCTCGTGCTGAGACTAAAGTAGTTAGAACTGCTATTGAGAAATCAATAAAAAAATTAAATGCTATTAGCCGTAAGTTAAAAGATACTAGCCTTTCTAAGAAACACCGTAAACGTTTAGAACAGGAACGTAATAACTTAGGTAAACATATTAATGATTTACAAGGTAACACGGTACTATCTAAAACATCATCAAAACAAATTGAACGTACTTTACAAAGTTTTGACTTCCAACATAAGTCTGCAAATCTTGATAAAGATGAGCAATTACAAAGTGATGTACAAGCTTTTGATACATTAGATAAAAATGCAGCTGATGCTATCAGTGTATTAGATAATGAAGATTCAACTACTAAAGAAAAACTAGATGCAATGAATGCTTTCTTTGTTGATTATGGTAAAGCTTTAAACGCTAGGGATAGACTAATTGCAGCTATCGGTATAGCTACTGATAAAGTTGAAATTAAAAATTTAAAGAAAGGTTTAGCAGACATAGATGCTAAGATTGCGGGAGTTGAAGTAGCTTACGAAAAAACTACTAGTTATAAACCAGCTAAGCCGTCCACTGCTACTGCTAAAACTACTGATGTTCTGTACTCATTGTTTCCTATCAATGATAAAACCTTAAAAGAGTTGAAAGGTCTTAAAGACCAGTTATCAGATACAGAAAAAGAACTGCTTGATGCACATATTAAATTAGCTAAAACTAAAAATACTTTAGATAAACACACAAATGAAACTAAAAATATACACCAAGTTCGTGATGATGTATTACTAGGTACAGACAAACAATTCACAGGCTTCTTAAGTTACCTTAGACTGTTTGAAGAAGGTAAAGATGTAATTTCAGATGTTAACTATTTCATTGGAAGCTTAAAAGATAAGCTTGTTGTATTTCGTAAGGCCTACAATATTGTTAAGAATGGTGGTAAGGTATGGATTAACAAAGAAACCCTTGCAATTGTAACCACAGAGCCTGCAAAGGTAAAGAATGATAAAGGTGTATTAGTTGAAAATTTAGATGAATACTGGTGGGTAACAAATAAATCAAGTAAGTTAATTCATTATATTAATGCTGAGATAAATTTTGGTGAAGCAGTTGCTTCACTTATTAACACAAGTGAACAACTAGCTCCAGGCAGAGCTAAGCAAATTAAAGAAGATGAAGCTTTACGTCAAAGTGCTGAGTTGCTTGCAAAGCAACAACAGAAAACACAACCTGATACAGGGGATTTAGAGAACATTGAGATTGAAGAAACTAAGCCTAAGCCTGTTGTTAAGAAAACTAAACCGGTTGTTAAAAAAGAGACTGAAGAAAAATCTCCGACTAAAGAACCTGAAATCCTAATATTTTATTTCCCTAACGGTGTCCCTATTGAAGTTGACACACGAACTATGGAAATAAGTGATGAAGGTACAATTCGGGTAACTGACCCAACAACAGGCGAAGTATTCCTTGTTGATAATTCTGAACTTGTTTCAAAGAATCCTAGAGACCCTAAATTTGAGCTGTTCCCTGGCTATTGGGGAGGCACAGAGACTGATTTAGCTAAACTTAGTGATGAAGAATTAGAATCAGCAATCACAAGAGTTGATGAGAAATTAAATAATAGGTTTAACGCAGGTCAGCCTGAATACACAATGTATGCAAACCTTAATGCGCTTAAATTTGAAAGACAAAGACGTAATGGTAAAACAGTAAAAATTCTTAAAATTGGTGAGACTGCTACAAAGCAATCAGAAAAGAAAGCTACTAAGTTAGAAATCTACATCAATAAGCTAGGTAGGCAGATTCAAAAGATTAAAGATGAGATTGAATCTTTACGTGATAAAAATGGTAAGTTACCTAAAGCATTAACATATGTTAATCAACTACTAGCTAAGCTGGATTCATTACAAGACAAAGAAGCAGTAGCTAAACGTCAGAGTGTAGTAGTAATTAATAACTTGTTAAGTAAGTTTCAAGATGGCTTCTTGAAGATTAAAGATAGTGCCTTCACATCATTTGATATATTTGTTGCTGCACACGCCAAACGTGATTCGTTTTACACACGAAATCCACTTAAAAGTTTATTAGATAAAGATGGTGGTAGTACCGTAGTTACTAAGATGCTTAAAGACATAGGTGTCACTGACCAGAAATTCATTAACTATCTTGGTGAATACTTCTTAGAGTATCGTAAAGCTTTTACTGATACTTTGTTAGAGCCTAAGCATGATAAAAATAATCCTAACAGAGATTCTAAAGATGGAGCTTTCACACAACGTACGTTATTAAACTACTTGTACGTAGATATCGATGGTGTTAGAACTTTACCAGATGAAGTAATATTCGCAATGATGATGACATCATTAGATTGGATGAGTATCAATCAGTTTAATTCCGAAGTTACAGATAAACAAGCTATTGCTTTATTAATATATGGTGACCGTAAACATCCAGTTACAAATGCTGAATTTAGACAGTTTGGTAATATGGGTATCTTATGGAATAGTGCTACAACAGAGATGGGTGTTGATATATTTAATAACCTAAATATTAAAGTAGATGCTGAATCATTGAATGGTTTAAAGATTCAAGAATTAACTTATGACATTTTAGAATCTGTTGATAAAAATGGTACTGTAATTAAAGACCCAAGTATTGGGAAAGAATTACAAGTAGCTTTAGGACAGATGGCTTTAGTTATAGCATCAACTGTACATACTAAAGACAGTAAGCTTGGACATGATGGTATAGTAAAAATACACCATACAACATACTCACATGTTGAGTTTATGCAGAATGCTGAGTTAAAGAAAATTGTTGGCAATACTAACCTTACGAAAAAACAAAAAATAGCTATTGAGAAAGACCAGGCACGTAGAATTAAAACAATTAAGTTCCCGCTACTGGACGGTACATATAAAGATGTACACGGTTTGGAAGATGTAATTGAAAGTTTTAAAAGTAACAAAAAGAATATTACACTTATTAATGGCACTGAATCTAGGTTAGCTGAGCCGTTACTAAGCCCAAGTAAAAATATTCAAAAGTATGTGCGTAATAGCTTTATAGCTTTACCTGATAAAGTTCAAAAGTTAATTGAAAAACTTCAGAATGTTGAATGGATAGGTAAACAAGAAGCTTTAGGTCTATTTGATTTAGTTGATGATACTAATATGGATATCTTATTAGATATTCAAGATATTGAAACTAAACATGATGAAAGTGTAGATGGTTACAAGACTTCTAATGAAGATAAACGTAAAGACGTTAAACAAGTTAAAGATTACATAAAACAAGGTTCACAGTCTTTCTGGTTTAAGTATATTGCACAGAAGCAACATAGAGTTAGAATTGACAGTAATGGTATAAATGGTCAACGTAGTAAGATACACAGAGCTTTATTCATGCCTAAGTCAGCTGATGTCTTAATTAAATCAGAGTTAGACAGAGCTTTATACCAAGTCAGTATTGCACAAGCATTAGGTTATGGCATTGATAAGAATGGTCTTAAAGGTTCACTTGTAGAATTTGATAGAATTCTTGAAGTTACTAATGATATCGTTGAACTAATTAAAGCAGGTGACGTTAAAGGCCCTGCATTTAATAAAGCACTAGCTAAGTTACTAAAAGATGGTGATATAAGCCCTAGTATGCACGTAATTGAGGCGTTAGCTTCATTAGCTAAGTATCATCCAACCAAATCATTTAAAACGGCTAAATTAGGCGTTGAGACTGATGGTATTACAAATGGTTATGCGATTGCTCTATTACAGTTTTATGGTGTACCTGACGAGTTACTTGATAACGGTACTGATGAAGAAATTGCTGAACATCTAGCACAGGCATTTGCCCGTGTAGGTGTGATGGTTAAGCCAGGCGAAACAATGGAGAAGTTCATTGAGCGTGGTGAGTTAGATGTATATGAATCACTGGCCTCATTCATACAGAAGACACTTGCATCAAAAGATGCATTGATAGATATCAATGCAGAGCGTAGTAAAAAAGAGGGTGAAATAACTAAGGATAATTTAGATGCTCTAACTATTATTCATGGTGATTTATGGGATAGCGCTAAAGACTCAATCTCTAAATTTGGCAGAAATCTTGCAAAGAACCCACTAATGATTAGTGGTTATGGTGCTCAAATTAACAAGATTATTCAAAACTTAGCTGCTGATATCATTCCTAAAATATACAATGATATTGCAGAGTTACAAACAAAATATAATAATGCTGTATCTGAGTCAGATAAAGCTGCTGTAGTTGCAGAAGCAACCAAGTATGAAGAAGCACTAAGCTCATTCATTCAAGTTGGTAAAGATAAAAATATTCCAATAGTTGCAATGCTTAAGAAAGATGAGCTTAAATCATTTACCTTAGATAAAAGACAAAGCTACACTATACAAAAAGACTTTAAAGATATATTCACACCTGCTATAACTACTGCATTAGATGAGTTCATTAAACCATTAGCTAAAGCACGAGATGCAATAATAAAAAGTGGTGATATTCAATACAGAGCCTTTAAACATGAGTATACAAAAGCATTAAAGGTACAAGCAGATAAGCGTGGTGTTGCTGTAGAAAAGCTAACACTAACTGAACAGAAAGCTATTGCTGAAAGTTTAGCTGTAGAACTAATGCCATTAGTGTATGGCCCTTGGTCAAGTGACGATACATTAATACAAATTATTAAAGACATTCGTTTAGAGAATTCTTCTAATCGAAATGATGTATTGTTCAAAGAACAGAGAATACAGTTTGCTGTTAAAAACGGCAAGAAATTTAAGGTAGTAAATACTACTGGTAAGAAGTCTATTATTGCTTCAAATTTCCAGAGAGAGTATGTAACTCCAAGCGTTAGTGCTTACACAAATACTATCCAAAACATTGATTCAGTTATATTAGGTGAAGCATTACTTGAGAATCCTGAAGTGTTGGCTATCTTTGATGCAATCATGTCTAACGTCACTGATGCTCTAGATAATAGTAATGAGTATAATGAAGCATTCAGAGATGTAGCACTTAACTTTAGTGTATTAGAAAAAGCTTTAGAAAGAACACTAGCAGTTAAAGGTAATTTAAGTAAAGAAGCTATTGAGGCTGTTAACAAAGATTACAGAGAAAACTCACATGAAGCAACACAGTTACTTAACAAGTTAGAGACTACTAAAGACCCTGCAGAAAGAGCTATTATTGAAAGCCAGATTGCTGCATTAGGCTTTGATGCTATTGAGATGGGTTTCCATGAAGAAGTGGCTAGAGTTGCTCGCATGAAGAACATCATGGCACAGGTATTTGGTAATGAGTGGTTAGAGAATGCTACTATCAGTCAGATGTACTTACCAGAGACTCTTAAAGAGATTGCTGATGGCAAGGCAACTATCGAAAGTGTTAAAGTTGAGACTAAAGTTACTCAACAGAAAACTACTACAGCACTACAAGGTACTTCGGTACCATCAAACATTGTCAAAGGGTTTAAGAGTGCTAAAGATGCTGCAACTAAGTTAGCTAATAGCAAAAATCAAACTAACTATATTAGATATATTGCTAAGATGTTAATACCTTTGTTGTCTGAAGACACTAAAGTTTCATCAGATTTTGATAAATATCCTAATCCACTATCTAAAGAAAAACATCGTTCATATTATTCTAAAAGTCTTAATATGGTGTTATTAAATCCAACAGACACTAGCACTATATTATTGCACGAGCTGATACACGCAGCAACTCAACAAATTTTTGAAGGTAAATTGACAGGTAAACGTAAAGCAGCGATAGAAAAAATGTTTGAAACCCGAAAATTAATCGCAGATATTTATTATGCAGATGTAAAAGCAGGCAATGTAGATGAAGATACTCAACATAGTATGCAATATTTTATGGATGGTAAAGACTTTGTACCAGCAGAAGATATGGACATAGTTGATAATTTCTTAGACCTACCTGCTACGGCACAGTTAGATGAATTTTTGACTATGGTACTAACAGACCAGCGTGTACAGACGTATTTGAAGAGTAAACAGTACAAAGGAAATAAAACTTTATGGAATAAATTCGTAGAAACTGTGCGTAATTTACTAGGTTTAAAAGACAATACATTATTAGATGAAGCATTAAGTGCAAGTTTAAGTGTAATTGATGTTTTAACTACAGAAGCCGACACCATCGAAGCAACCCCAATAACTGTAAATACTCAAAAAATTATTCCAGAATTCACACCAGAAGAATCTTATAAGTTATTTGAAGATGGTGAAGGTAATGACGTACTAACTAATGCAGGGCAAACCAACGCTATCAATAAAATGAAAGAATGGTGGAAGTCTGAAGATAAGCTTTTTGTATTAGCAGGTAGAGGTGGTACTGGTAAAACTACAATCGTTAGTAGAGCATTACAAGAATTAGGTGTTGCTAAAAATAGCGTTAAATTTGCTTTGCCTACGCATAAAGCTAAAAAAGTAATAGCAAATGCTACTGATGGTTATGCAGAAGACCATTTTACAACACTAGCTAGTTTATTAGGACAAACAAAACGTTATGATAAACGCACAGGCTCATTCTTCTTTGCAAGAGATGATGATAAATTTGCTGCATCTATTAGAAAATTGCAAAAAGACCAGACTAAACTAATTGTAATAGACGAAGTATCAATGGTTAGTGAGAAGTTTTCTGATGAAATAGTAAAACTATCAAAAGAGTTAGATATACGTGTTATTTTCATGGGTGACAATGTTCAACTGCCTCCTATTGAAGACACTAAAGGTAAGATTTCACTATCTGCAGTATTCGATAATGTAATGGGCTTTAATCAAAAAATTGATTTGGGCATTAACATTAACAACTATGTTAAGTTAACTGAACGTATGCGCCAAGGTAAAGATTCACCTATTTTGGGTATTACGGATATTCTTGCCAACACAATTGAGTATATCTTTAGAAATGCAAAAAGTTACGATGGTACATCTAAACAAACAGGTTTTGTTCTACCTAAAGTACCTGAAAATGGTAAGCAAGATGGTGTACATTACGCAGAAGGTACTGTTATGGGTGGCCCGACAGACGCAACGATTGATATGTTTGTTGAAGAGTACATTAAAGACCCAGCAAACGTTAAATACATACACTTTAACAAAGAATCTAAACCTCGTACTGTTTCAATACGTTCACGTATACGTCAGAAATTATTTCCAGAGGTTGAAAATGCAGGAGATTTAACAGCAATGCCTTTCATAAAAGGTGAACGTATTGTTCTAGGTGAAAGTGTTGCTACTGTAGAGGGTAATACAGCTAAACTTTCATCAGCTTTACATAATGGTGATGAAGTAACGGTAATCCAAGAATTAAATGAGGCAAGAATATCAGTTGAAGTAGGTGGACAATATAAAAAGACATATTATGGTGTACCAGTAAAAATACTTCAAGTTAAAACTGATGATAATGTAATACACCATCTAGTATTTGAAGATGGACAACTTACTAAACGTGTTGTTCACAAACAAATGTCACAAGGCCAGCAAAAATATAATATGGAAAATAAAGTTATTGCTGAAGTTACAACAGCTGAGGTATCAGCTGCATACTTGATTAATACACATAAGTCACAGGGCAGTACCTACAAAACTGTGTATGTAGATTATGAAAATATTATGGGTAACCAAGGTTCACCAGACTGGTTAACAAAATTATCTTCATTATATGTAGCAACATCTAGGCCTAGTGAGCGTCTTGTGTTAGTTGGAACTGGTGACTTAGAGTTTGGTGCGGAAGGGAAAGACTTACCTGAGAACATTACAATAACTAAAGATTTAGAACAAGGTGAAGTGGCTAATAAAGATTCAGATACTTTAGGTTCATTAGATAATGAAGTAGACGCAGAAGCTGAAGAAATTTATAAAACAAACTCACTTAAAACAACAGCACAGAATATATTCAATAAGCTTAATAATATCTGGACGGGATACTACCCGAACAGCCAAGAAAAAGAGGCGCAAGCAAGCCACTTACAGCGTGTATTAGACGAGATTATACTACCGACAGGTAATGCGTTAGATAACACAACAGTTGTGCTTAAAAAGTCAGAAATTAAAGCTCAAGGTGAAGTGTCATTAGGTTCAGAAACTGTAAAAGTACACATTAATAAATATGCACCTAATAGCTACTCAGAGCAGACAGCTCAAGAAGTTTACTTACATGAGTTAATTCACATCTTAACAAGTAGTAAGTTAGCAAAAGATGAGAAATTTAAATCAGAAGTTACTGAGATTAGAAATGCTGTTAAAGCTGAGTTAGATAAGATGGCTAATCCTTATGAAATCTTTTTACATAAAGATGCAGATGGTAAAGTTATTTACTTAACAGATAAAGATGCTGAGATTGAAGCCGCTAAACAGCAATACAACTATGTGTTTGGTGACAGTATGCCAGATGAGCACTACTTAGATGAGTTCTTAGCTTATGCATTAACTAACAAGCATTTAGTTAAACAACTAAGTAGTATGTCAGCTAATGTCGTACCTTTATGGGACAAAGAAAGTAGTGCTAACATAATTACTAAGGTTGTCGATTTATTAACAGAAGTTGTTACACGTATTTCAAACGTTTTAAACAAAAAGTCTAGACCTGCTAATTTAGAAATGGAGATATTTAATCTCACTAAAGATATGGTTACAGTTAGCCATGAACGCAGTGGTACGATTAAATATGCTATTAGAAAGCAACAGCTAACTAAGAAGTATGACTCAGCTAATGTAATAGTTTCTGACTTCTTAAAAGATGCTGCAGCTAAAGGACTTAAAGTAACTTCTGATGCATACATCAAAGGTGTTGATAAACTTACTAAAGACGGTAAGATTGATAACTTCTTAGCTAATATATTGTATGACACTAAGCTAGTAGCATTAATGACATCTACGTATGGTGAGTTTATTAATAAACATCCTGAATTACAGGCACGTTTAGATAAAGCGTTCCAGTACTTTAAACCTAACTTACGCCACAACATAGCTGCACTTAAAGCTGATGCATTCGGTGGAATTGATCAAGATTTCATTAAGCTAATGTACAAATCTCAAAAAGAAGTTGATAAAGCTCGTGTTGCTTACAAAGAACTAACAGAGAAATCATTGTTAACAGCTTTCTTAGATTTAGAAGCATTGACAGATAATGAGAAAGATTCAATTACTCGAGTATTACTAAAATCAGACTTCTCAATATTAGAAGCTAGTGGTGCTTACAGTATGGAAGCTGCTATTAGACTATTAACTGATGGTAAACAATTAGCAGTAGAAATAGCTAAATACGAAGATACCTTAGACATTGATAACAACACGCACTATGCTGTTCAATCATCTGAGTTAGCTAAATTTATGATGACAGGTAAAGTTCATAATCGTAATCAGTATAAGAATGCTCATATGATTGTTAAAACTAATCCTAATAAGCGTACGCATCAAGGTACTAAAAAAGAAGAAATACAGGATATGGATGTGTATGTGACATTACTAGCATTACAAGATGCTGAGTATTCACCAAGAAAAGATGTAGCTAACGTTGCAGCTAGAGAATTTGCTTTAGATAGTGCACATAATGGTATCACACATATAATTCATCACCATATTGCATTTAAACAAGAGTCATTAAATGCAGGTTTTAATGGTAACCCTGCATTGATGACTAAAGGTTATATTGCTACAATAACAGACTCTGATATTCAAATTGAATTTGCTCCTAATGATGATGTAACACGAGCAGACATGGAAAAGAAAGGTTATATTTTTGTGGATAACTTTGAAGTAATCACTGGCTTACATGATGGTAACTATGGCATTTATGTTATCAAAAATAACCCAGATATAATGAGAACTAAAGGTATTGCCTCTGTTACCTCTAAGCATCATGCGGGTACCTCATTTAAAGAAATTATCGGCAGAAACCCAAAAGCAGAGGGACAGATAAATGCTGTGTTTAGAAGATGGCGTAAGAAACAGACACAATCACAAAATACACTTGATGCACATCATACTATGTTGCCCATCATTAACGAAGAAGGCAAAATTGTAGATTACTCTATCCACATGCAACATGTGATGTTAGAGCGTTTATTAAAGCAAAAGCTTGCTTTCAATGAAGTGATGCCTACAATGTACAGCCATCAACAAGATAAAGTAGCTTCAGAAAAAATAAATAAAGAAGCTATGGATTTGTTGTATCAACACACACAACTTAACTATGCTAAAGCACCACATAAGTTTGTTAATATTTTAGATGGTAAATACAAAGAGGAATACTTTGATGTGTTACCAAGAGCAACACGTAACTACATACTTTACATAGCTAAACGTGACAGTAAAAAGAATAAGCAAATATTCAATGTAGAGCAAAAACTATTAGATGTAGTATTTGGTTACAAAATGCCATCAATATCTAATACTATTTTATTTAGTAAAAGCTTTAAAGCTCAACGTTATGCTAAAGTTGTTGAAAAACTCATATTTGAAACAGTAGCATTAGCTAAAGTAGCTATTGTTATTAAGATTCCAATTGTTCCAATGGTTAACTTTACAAGTAATTTTATTACATCTATGATGTATGGAGTACCGCCAGGCTACTTAATTAAAAAGTGGCGTGAAGGTTACAAAGAACTTGTTAGATATCAAGAAGATGCACATAAATTACAACTACTTGAATTAGATAGACTAGGTAACCCTAAGTTACGAAACGACCCACAGATTGATAAGAAGATTAAACGTTTAACAGCTAAACTAAATAAGAATAAAGTAGCTAAATTTATTGATGCAGGTTTATTCAACTCAATCACTGAAGACATTAATAAAAATGACTTTACATACCGACATAAAACTGCAAGGAAAATTAAAGATAGTGTTATAGGTCAGAAGTTAGATGGGTTATTTAAAGGAAAAGTTTTAGATGTAGCTAACCAAGCTTACATGGGCGAGCAAACTGCTACTTTTAAAACAATGATGCACTTTACTCAAGTGAGTGACTTTATTGCACGATACGCAATGTATTCACATGATACTGAAGTTAAAGGTATCAGTAAAGACAAGGCATACACACAAATGGTTGAAACATTTGTTAACTATGACCAGCCTTTGAATAGATACTTACAGTATGGTAATGACTCAGGTTTATTGTTCTTTGTTAAATACTGGATTCGTATTCAACGTGCCACATTTAACTTAGTTAAAGAGAAACCTCTTAATGTTGGATTATTGTGGATAGCTAATGGTATGTTAAACTTAGATATTGAAACTATCATGGAATCTAGTGTACTAACTGGTAACTTCTTCCCTACAGAGGGTGGAATAGCTAAAGTACTAGGTGAAGTTATTATTCCACCTGGTGTTGAAATATTA